GCCTGGTTATTCAGAAATCACATTAGGTTTTATAAGACCAAAAAGAGTAAAAGAATATTTAAAAGAACACAAGTTTGACCATATTCATATATCAACACCAGAAGGACCTGTTGGTACCGTTTTTCGTAAAGTATTAAACAAACAAGATTTAAATTACACAACTGCATATCATACAAAGTTTCCAGAATTTGTAAATGCAAAATATCCTTTTGTGCCTATTTCACTTGGTGCAAGATATATGAAAAGTATTAATCGTAAATCATCTGGCATATTAGTACCGACACCTAGTGTATTTGAAGAATTAGAAATAAAAGGTTATGATAAAGTAAAATTATGGACAAGAGGTGTAGATAGAAGTTTATTTTTTCCTATTGAAAGAAAAGAAAACAAAACACCAATTGCTTTATGTGTAAGTAGAGTTTCAGTAGAAAAGAACCTAGAAGAATTTTTTAAATTAGATATACCTTACAAGAAAATAATGGTAGGTGGTGGACCTGAATTAGAACAATACAAAGAGAAATATAAAGATGTAGAATTTACAGGTCCTAAAAGAGGTAAAGAATTAGCAAGTTATTATCAAAACGCTGATGTGTTTGTCTTTCCTAGTTTAACAGATACATTTGGTGTTGTAATGATTGAGGCATTAGCCTGTGGTTTACCTGTGGCCGCTTATGATATAACAGGACCAAAAGATGTGGTCATTAACGGCACAAACGGCTACATTGGAGATAATCTAAAAGATAATGTGTTAAAGTGTGCAAATTTAAAAATAGAAACTATTTTAGAATCAAGTCAAAAATATAAATGGTCGGTGGCAACAGACCAATTTTTAGAAACTTTAGTTAAGGCTTAATAAAAGGGTATTCACCGGTTAACGTTCTAAACGGTGTTTTAAAAAAAGGACCTCTCTATTGATTTAAAAAATCAATTATCCATATCCATACGTTTTAGAAATTCAGTAAGGGCATTAGGCTCTTCTTGTTCCTCTTTGGTTGATTCCGAGTCCGAAGAGTCCGCCACCTTAATCCATACTATACCAATTATAATCAGTACCAGTATTATAGAGGGGCCGAGTAGTAATTCTACCGACATAGAATTTATTTATATTCTACATAACCGCCAAATAAGTCAAAAACAAGACGGCGCCGCCAATTAGACACATTAAAACAAAGATAAGAAAGGCCTCTAACAATTGCTTTTTAAACTCACGCCTACGATATATTTCATCTTCACGTTGTTTTCTTAACTTACGCCTTAATTCAATCATTTCATTATAAACGTTATGGCCGTAAGTATATTGAATAAGAGTCCGTAATTCTTTTTCTTGTTCACGTATCTTTTGTTTGTTTACGGTAATGTCTAACGCCATTTTTTCTATACTTCCTTTCATTAGAAGTTTAGAGACACCGCCTGCATTATTGACTTCTTGTTCTGCGTAATTAAAATCTGAAACTGCACCGTACCATTTTGAAAGAGATTTAGTCATACTTTCTAAATCTTGGCCGAATGCTATGCCTTTCTTAATTACATTAAAGGCTGAGGTGGCCGCTGCCACCGCTGAGATAGGGTCTAACATAGGAAGTCCTTTAAAAAGATGTAGTGGTTATAATATACAAAATAACAACCAGAGAGATAAGACTATGATAATGTATGTCTTGACACCAAAACTCTTATTAGATTTAAGAGTAGTTTCACTTATAATTTCGTATGGGTTAATCTCTTCAGGTTTCATATAACACTACTATTTAGTGTAGCAACTCTGGAAGTTGAATTTTTCCTGGAAAAAATTTTTGATAAAAAGGGTACCTGGTTACCTGGAGCTGGTTTCCTGAAGTTTCAACACCACTATGTATAATTAATGAGTCCTTGACTAATCAAGTATAGAACAAGTAACCAAAGAAGACCTTTGATAAGAAAGAACCAAAAAGAGACTTTAATAAAGGCCTTTAAGGCAGCCTTAATACTTTGTGGGCGAACCATTTAAGAAACCTCTTTAGGTGTTTATTTACGAACTTTTTAAAGTAGAACCTTAATATACGTACTACAATTAGAATTGGACTAGAAAGAACATCAAAGGCTATAAGGCCTACATCTACTGAAAAGTCAATAACGTTATCTGTATTGACTGCCTTCTTCCAACGGGTTTTTATATCCGAGGTTTTTTCTTTTATACTTTTAATCAGCATTTTTAAGTCTCCTATAAGTCTTCTGGATGTTATTGCATTTATAGTTTAGCGAATCACTTTACAAAACAAATAGCGTTTTCTATATGGTTTATTCGTTAAGGTCTATTCTACCTGCAAGCACCTTAAATGTCTCACCTGTATGTAAAACGGCCTTACTTGTATTTGATGTTTTAGTACCCTCAATGGTCTCTTGCATATTGCCTTTTACTGCGATATTGTAATTGCCATCTACATTTACGTTGTAGTCGCCACCAATATTTGCGTTCATCTGGCCTTGTTTTACTACTAGATTTAGGTTGCCTTTGTCTACCTGTATGTTAATATTGGCGTTTGGACCTATCTGTATGTCGTAATGGTTATTGGGGTTGCCGTCTTTATTGATATAAACTTTGTGTCGGCCACCTATGGTAATGTCTGATTGGCCTTCTATAAGGGCTTGACTTTTACCGTAGGTTATGTTATAATGGTCGCCTTTAATTATATTTTGTTCGGCTTTCCTTATGTAAGTTTTTATTGCATCTGGCGAAATCTCGTATGTCGTGCCTGTTTTGTGTGCCTCATATATTCTTTCATTATCCTTTGTATCATCATATTCCCTTATATGGCCACTTTCAGTTTCAAATACGTGATTGTAAGGGTAAGTTGCATTGTACGGTATTTCTGGTTGTGACCAAGTATCACCATCGCTGGCCGCTATATCAGTAGAAACGTGTTCAGTAATAGGCACCAAATCAAAGTCAGCAGTAGGTATACCGGTCACTCTTGATAATTTACGCAACTCTAGTGATAAATGGGGATTTTGCCCGTTAACGGCCAATCTATTTGTATCTGTCTCATCCTTGTATTTGGGGTAAATACCGTTTGGGTCATAAAACCCCTTACTTGGCGCTGCCAACTCTGCCGGAACGCCAGGCAATGTCCCTAATATCATTGGCTCTTGACAATCTGCACCGTCTCTAAAATACCCAAACACCCAAGTCCCCTCAACTAAAAAGGCCGGCGACTGACCAAGGCCACTAATACCGGCCGAAGTAGTTGGTAAAACCACCTGCGACCAAGGCAAGTCGGCCGTAGGTAATATGGCCTTGTCTTGCGTATGAAGGCCTACACAACGCACTCTTACTCTGCCTAGTTTCTGTGGGTCTTGCCTGTCTTCAACTACGCCGTTAAACCAGATGAAGTTGTTAAACCCTAAAAAATTATTATCGTACTGCATAAATTTTACCGATATTGCTCGCCTTTTAATACGCTAGCCATACGCATTTAATTACCATTTCTCCAATTACTACGCAAATGGCTAATCTTGTCTCTTATCTTTGCGTAAGTGTTACCACCCTTGAAACGTAGTTTGCGTAAGCAACCACCAAGGCGCCCATTGAGAACGCTGTAAGACATAAAGTCTGATACACTTGTTTTCTCGTATGGAGGCGACTTAAAGAACCTCTGATACCTGTCATATTCTTGTTTGTTGTCGGCCGCTGAGGTGTAATCTGATTGTATCTTAGCGCATATGTCTAATATTCTACCTATCATATCTATTTTCTATTGCCTTTCACGTTGGTTTGTGCTATATTTAGAGGCTTACTCTCTGTCTTTTCTGACGGTTGCCTCTCTGCCTTATGTAGTTTACTCTGTTTCAGGCCTATTGCAAGTATGGCCTCTTCTTTTGGCCATTCTTCATCAAAGTACCTTATAGGCGCCGGACTCTCGGATTCTCTCTGTTTCTCTGAATATATCATTATGTAGGGTCAAACTCCGAAGTATTGATTGATTCGTCTAATTCGTATATGTTGTAATCACCAGTTAAGTCTTTACCTATGTCGGATATACTCTCTCCTGACGTTGGGAGTGGTGTTCCTACGCTGTCCTTCATACATTTAATTATCATATCGTGGCTGTTTGATTCTCTTGCAACTATATGCTTAATCGCCAATATTACATATCTACCTGCAAAATATGGGTTGGCCACGTCTTCCTCGTCTGGATTTGTTGGTCGCAATAGTGGTAATGATACGTTTATTATATCTCCCACTCTTAAATTTGTCTTGCCATATACTGATAAGTTAAGTACATTTTGTCTTAACACTTGCATTTTAGATAATAGTTTTGGTAATGTGTCTGATACAGGTACAAATTCATAGTCATTGTGTACTTTACTTGTATCGGTCATAACCATTTTCTTACTATTTGGCAAGTCTGATAAAGCCCTTGGATTTTCTGATTCTTTACTAAACGGCGCAATTGGTGATAAACTAAACGCTGATGAGCCTGTACCTATTGGCTCTGCGTGGTATTCTTTTTCAAAGTTATTATGGTAATCAAAGTTATGTTCAGTAATAGTCTTGTTAAAGGCGTCGTGTACAATAAGTTTATTTGCGTACATACCCTTTTGCATATTTTCTAACGTAGCAATCGGCGCCTCAAAGTCATATGATTTAATAGTTTGCATACGTCTTTCTACATTTGGTATTGTCTCGTTATCATTATCGGTGGTTTGTACCATTTGTGTTTGGTAATTCATCTTTGCTTTACGCAATGTTCCACCACCTAAACTAAACAATGATTCTAAACTTCTAAAATGGTAGCCATCTGCCGTTTCATAGAACATATAGCCTGCGTTGCTATACTTTGCACTTATGGCCTGTTTTGATAAAAATGATATTGTGTCATATGGTTTTCTACTTGGTATGACATACTTGGCGTTTGTCTTTGTTGGCTCAAAGTAAAATCTTTTCTTACTATTTAAATATTTTCTACTACGTAATACCTTTTGTACACCATTCTCTACCGGTCCTGTAAATGCCTCTTGTACACTTTCGGTCACGTTTTGATATGACTCAGGCGAACAAAATAAAATCTCATAGTATTGTAATTTAGGGTTAGTAGGGTCTAATTTAATCTTATCTATTTTATATATTCTAAACGGTACACCAGTCTCTTGCGTAAAGTCATAACCTAATAATCCTGGTGTGTTAAATGATACTGATAATCTTTCTAGGCCTGTAATTGGTAATGTGGTTCTAAAGTCGTTATTATCGGCGACAACTATTCTACCTACTAAAGAATAAGCAAACAAGTTCTCTGTCATTTCAAACGTCATCAAAATCGGTAGAATATCTAACGTCTTAAATGGGTCTTGTCTAGGATTGTTTGACTCTAGGTAAGATATAATCTTTAGTTCGGTAAGGTTATATGCACCTGGTTTGTCTAATGTAAATAAATCTGTTGCCATTTCATTATCTATTAATCATCTTTTTAAATTCGGTTACAAATGCATTAAGATATTGTGGCTCTAACATCTTAATTGTTCTCTTTTTGTCTTGTTCTCTTCTTTCATAGTCAATATTAGAAACCATTTCTGCACCTGGCTCTGTGCTATTTACTTCTATCTTATGGTCGTAATCACTAGGACCACTACCTGATTGTTTACCACTTGATTGTGTTTTCTCATAGTGATGAGCAGCGTTAGGGTTTTCGTATTTGTCTGCTACAAATTGTTGGAAGTTATATTCATCTAATGGCCAATCGTAAAATCTATTGACAATATTATTTACTAGACACACAACAAAGAAATACTTGGCGTCACCATATGCCTTAAATGCTACGTCTTCAGGTTTATCACCTTCTTGTACGTCATAGTCATCAAGTAATACGACATTATTTAAAATTTTACTTCTTGCCTTTACACGTCTGAATATATCAGGCGTCAATTTAAAATCGTTTTTGCCTGTTATATCATATGCTATTTTTGGAAATTGTTCAAAGTAAAACATTATGCACCCTTAATTATATCTCTCTTCGTTAACATTCTGTCCTCTGTAAACTCTAATGACATTTTGATGTGAGTAGGCATACCATTACCAAAAGTAGAAACTTGACCATCTGGTGTATAATCAACATTTACACTTGTCAAGTATGCAGCTGCTATGCCGTGTAGAAACTTGTTTTGTTCACCATTAAACATATAACTAATTCTGAAATAGTTTGGTATAGAAAATATACTACCAAAACCTGCACCTAAACCTGGTGCTGAGTTATATTTCATAATGTCAATAATTTTTTGTACCGTTTCACCTTCTTTTTGATTTCTAGGATGAAAATCAAACTCGTAAGTAAAACTTCTAAAATTTGGTGATGAGTAAAATTGTTCAGCTCTAGGGTTCATTGCAATACCACCACGTTTTGCCATCATTCTTACGGGGTCACCTAAACCCATAGCACCTGCAGCCTCACCAACTATTCTTTTACCCTCTCTGAATAATGGACCAACCGTGCCTTTAAAACCCATTTCAACTTTTTCTAATGCACTCTCGGCGTCCATAACTTTCTTTAGACCTGCCTCAATATCACCTACCATTCCTAGGTCTTCGTTCTCATATGATTGACCATATGTTACCTTAATATTAGGTGGCATATAGATTGCAACAGCAGATGTTGTAATTGTTTTATCACCAGTTCTTGGTACATTACCATCTGGTGTTTTTAAATTAAATTCTTTATTCTTTAACGCTTTATTTTTTTCTATTGCTTTTGATACTTTAGCACCAAAAGAATTGCCCTTTGCGTTTGGATTTCTTAATGACGCTTCACCGCCGTGTGTAAATGTAGTTGCCTCTTGCGGCTCATAACCAATATAACCTGATTCAAATAGTATGTAGTGACCAAGTTCATTACTTCCTAGGTCTAGTGGATATTGAACAGGTGTAAATGTTAATGGATTTTGTTTTAACTTTTCTTGTGGTGACTCTTGTAAATCAAATGGTGATTTACCAAATTTATGTTTGATAGCCTTACCAGCAGATTGAGCACTCTGTTTGCCGTCAATAAAATTTGACGCCATATCTGTTATGTATGGTGTTGCTAGACTAGTTAGATGATTTTTTAAACTCTTAAATGCCATTTATAAATACCTTTATCAATATTTATATAGATTATAGGTATATTATGGCAAAGAGTTATCAAGGATTATATAAACCCACCAACCCCAAAAAATACGTAGGAGACGCCAAAAAGATAGTGTATCGTTCACTATTAGAAAGACGTTTTATGCGTTATTGTGACCTTAATGAAGATATAACATTTTGGGCTAGTGAAGAATTACCAATTAGATATTATAACCCTATCACACAAAAATTTCACCGATACTTTCCAGACTTTATTGTAAAGACTTCTAACAATCAAAAGTATATGATAGAGATTAAACCTTATCGTCAAATAGATAAACCTAAAATGCCTAAAAAGAAAACAAAATCTTATATGCGTGAGAGTTTAGAGTATATTAAGAACAAGGCAAAATGGTCAGCAGCTAAGTCTTATTGTGAAGACAATGGTCTTACATTCAAATTAATTACTGAAAAAGATTTAGGTAAATATTAAAAACTACCACCTGGAGCGGCAGCAACAGCATAATCATCTACTCTATCAGTTGGTATTACACTCTTACCACCAGATATTGTAATTGAATCACCTGCTGAAGCAATATTTTGGTCACCACCTTTATTGATTTGAGTAATAACTTGGCCACTTCCATTTTCATCTTTCATATCTGTATTTGTTTTTTGTTCTTGTAAAAATACTCTACCTTGGTTTGATACTGACATTTCAACTAGTTTTTGTAATTCAGCTTCGTTGCCTTTATATAATTCCATCAATTGAGCAAAAGTATAACCACCTAATGTATCGTCTCTTCTATTGGTCATTACTTTTAATC